GGCAGAGATGGAAGCCGACCTAGAGAAATCTTATCTGGCTGACCGGCAAAACGCTCGCAAGCGAGATTCCCTGTATATCGCAGCCGGTCGTGAGAACTGGCGCGCCAACATCATGCTTGCAATGGCGACTGGGACAGCGACTTCGACCGCAAGGACCAGAGTTTCCACGACCTTCCCCATTTGGAGTTAATCTAATGGTTCTCCCCCTTCTCGCGCTGGCCGGAACTGCACTGAAACTTTTCGGCGTCGGGAAGGAAGTCTACGAGGCCGTCACCGGTAAGCCGGCCACCTCGGGAACCCCCGAGGAGTTTCAGGCTGAACTCCAGACGATGACCCCGGAGCAAGTACGGCTATGGGAAACCAAAATGGAGATGCCGCTCAAGGAGTTCGAGGCAGAGACGCGCCGTATGGTGGCCGAGCAGGGCGAGGTTAACGCCTCCACTCTGACAGCGATCCCGCCGGCTGCAGCGGCGAAGGTGGCTATCCTCCGCATGACAACACGCCCGTGGCTGGTGCGTCTCATGGCCCGTGGGTTGGTCTATCCGATCTTCCTTGTGATCGGTGTTGACTTCTTCATGCTGCTGGCGGCAAACATCGCCAGTTCGTGGGGCGGGGTGTTCGAGCCGACGTTCATGGCCCCCACCATCCTCGAAGAAAACTTTGGTTTCACGACCCTCTACTCATGGTATGCTCCGACAGCCTCCAGCGTGATCGCTTCGTATATCGGCGCTCGCGAGGTCGGTAAGTGGAAACGCGGGGAAGAAACGACCGTGTCAGGCACCATCGCCGGGGCCAAGGATATCGTCAAGTCTGTAGGGAAGTTGTTCTGATGGGCGCGGACAGCGGGAGCGCGTAAATGCCTTTTGTTACCTTGAAATTCGCCCCCGGTGTCGATAAGGACACCACCGACTACGCGGCCGAGGCCCCAACGTGGTCGGACAGCGACAAGGTGCGCTTCCGCATGGGCTTCCCTGAGAAGATCGGCGGGTGGGCCAAGTACGCAGCTGCGCAAATTATGGGGACCGCCCGGGCGCTGCTTCCTCTTACCGTTCTCAGCGGAACCAATCACATCTGCATCGGAACCAACAAGAAACTCTATCTGGAGCAGGGCGGGTCCCTGAACGACGTTACGCCGATCCGGGCCACAACGGATCCCGCTGGCGCCGACCCCATCGACACGACAGACACCTCCCCCGCGCTCACGTTTAACGACACCTCCCACGGCGCAATTGTCGGCGCGTATGTGACGATTTCTGGGGCGACGGCGACGGGCGGGGTCCCGGCTGACGAGATCAACGCAGAGCACGTGATCACGGCTGTGCCGACTGCGAACAGCTTTACCTTCGAGGTATCCACCGCGGCGACGTCCACGGCCTCGGGCGGGGGCGTTTCGGTTGTCGCGGCTTATCAGCTCAACCCCGGTCTCGACACATCGGTCGCTGGCACCGGGTGGGGCGTGGACGGGTACGGCGCCGGAGGGTGGGGCGAGGCCGCGAGCGGCGCGACAGACATCACCGAGCAGCTCCGCTTGTGGTCGCTGGACGCTTTCGGGGAGGACCTCGTCGCGAACATTCGCAACGGCGGGATCTACTATTGGGACGCGTCTAGCAGCGTCGGCACTCGGGCTGTGAACATCACCTCCCTGCCGGGGTCGAATGGCGCCCCCACTATTGCCCGGAAAATACTCGTGTCATCGGAAAGCCGACATCTGATCGCGGTGGCCTGCGACCCGGCCGAAGACATCGGTGTGCAGGACACGCTGCTGATCCGGTGGCCCGACGCAGAGAACGTCCTCGACTGGATCCCGGATACAGACAACTCCGCTGGGTCGCTTCGATTGAGCACGGGCTCTCAGCTGATTACGGGGATCCTCACCAAGCGCGAGGCGCTGTTGTGGACCGACACGGCCTTGAATGTGGTCAGCTACACCGGCCCGCCGTTCTTCTTCGGAACAAAACTTGTGTCGACCAATACCAGCATCATGTCGCCCAACGCGGCGATCGAGGTGAACGAGGTCGTGTTCTGGATGGGGCTGGAGAACTTCTACATTTATGACGGCGCGGTCCGCTCGGTCCCCTGCAACCAGCGGAGCTTCGTGTTCGGCGAGCTCAACTTCTCCCAACGGCTCAAAGTCTATGCCGCGCTCAACAAGGGCGACAACGAGGTCACATGGCACTATCCGAGCAGCGGCTCCAAAGAGGTCGACCGGTACATCACCTTCAACTACATGGAGAACGTGTGGTATGGCGGGACCATGGCCCGGACCGCTTGGATGGACCGCAGCTTCAACCGCTATCCTATCGCGGCCGGGGCCGATGGCTATCTGTACGATCACGAAAAAGGCTGCGACGATGGTTCGACCTCTCCGGCAACGGCGCTCGATGCCTATATCGAGAGCGATGCCTTCGAGGCGGTTCCCGGCGAAGGGTATATCTTCGGGCTCGCGAGGCGCATCATCCCTGACGTCACTTTCACGGGATCTGAGACCGCCAACCCCTCCGTCAATATCACCCTCTCCCCCCGCGACTTCCCCGGGGGCGCGGTGGGCACTGAAACTGCGAACGAGATCGCGCGATCTTCGACCACACCGGTAGAGCAATACACCAAGGACGCGCACATCCGCGTGCGTGGCCGGAGTTTCGTGTACCGCATCGAGAGCGATGATCTCGGCGTCGCTTGGCGCGAGGGTTCGCCACGGGTAGAGGTGCGGATGGATGGCCGACGATGACCACTCAACGGCGTGCACGTAACGAAGTAGCCCCGCCGCGGCTCCCGCGCCCGCTGGCCGAGCTCGATTTGCGGTACATCAATCAGCTGGTGGCCGCACTGGAAGAAGCAATCGACGTTTTGGGGTCAAAGCAGGCGGCCCGATTTGCAGAAATCTCTCTTTCAGACACGCCCGAGAATGGCGCGGGGCTACGAGTTGGCGCTGTTTTTTCCGACGGAGGCGTGTTAAAGATTGTTCGGACAGGAGACACGTTCGCCGGCACGTTCAAAGCTACGACAGCGGTGGGCTCTGTTACAGTGACCACGTCTTAGGAGAAGATCCTCATGTCAGAGACCGACCGGGCAGCAGCACAAGAGCTCGCATCGAAGGGTCGCTTCGGCGACACGATGCTCATGCACGTCAATCCGATTGAAGTGCAGATGCTCCATGAGAACTCCCCGGGGGGTCTCACAATCAATCCCGAAACAGGTCAGCCAGAAGCCTTCCTGCCACTATTGGCCGGCTTGGCCGCAGGCTATCTCGGGCCGTCTATTGGCATCTCCGCTGCGCTGGGCGCGGGGCTGGGCACCTTCGGCGGCTCCATGTTGCAGGGCGACGACTTCAAGACCGCTGCGCTGTCTGGCGCACTCAGCTTCGGGCTCGGATCCATGTTTCAGGCCGCCGGCGGTGCGGGCGATGCCGCGGGCGCGGCAGGATCGCAAGCCGCAACGCAAGCCGCCGGCGCGACAGCCGCGGAGCAAGCCGCAGCACAAACCTTGGCCGACGGCGCGATGCTGTCTGGCGCGGCCCCGACCAACATAAGCGCCCCCATGGGGTATGGTGGCCCCTCCGTGGGAGGGCAGGCGTGGAACCAAGTGCACGCGGACCGCACCATGGGCGAGAAGTTCCTCGCGATCGGGGACCGTATTGCGGACCCGAATGTCGGGGTCGGCGGCGTGCTCAAGGACACCTTCACCGGGGATCCAATCGGCACCGCCGCTGCGGGCATCGGGCTGTTGGGCGGAGGCGGACAGACGTTGACTGGGACAGACGCCTATTCCTACGGCGACTACGGTGTGGGGCAGGGCGGTAAACGGAACATCTCGCGCAGCAACAACATGGTGGCGCCCGAGTACAAAGGCCAACCCGGGGAGGATTACCGCCCCGGCGTCGACCCGGAGTACACCTACTTCGGCAACTTCACGCAGAAGCAGTACGCCGAGGGTGGCGGAGTTCGCCCGGCCGAAGGCCCCAACATGCGGAATATCAGCGGGCAGCGCCTCCGGGAAGCGATGCAGACGCAGCAGTACGCCAACGGGGGGCAGGTCACGGCCAACGCAGACAACCCCGTGGTCAAAGAAGCCATTGCGGCGATCTTGGGCTCCCATCCGGAGCCCGAAGTCGCGGTGCAGCGCTACGTCTCCCTGTATGGGGAAGAAGCCTTTATGGAGCTGCGACAGCACGTCTCCAAGCGAAGCTCTGAGGGCACACGCCAGCAGGGCGGCCTTGCCGCGCTCGACGGGCGCAAGATCGAAGGCCCGGGAACCGGCATGTCGGACGACATCCCCGCGATGATCGACGGGCAGCAGCCCGCGGCGATGTCGACGGGGGAGTACGTGGTCCCAGCCGATGTCGTCTCTGCGATGGGTGACGGCGACACGGACGCCGGCGTCAACCGGATGGACAGCCTCGTCGATGATGTTAGAGTGCAGAAGACTGGGCGGAGGGCGCAGCCTGCTCCGCTCAACCCCACGGAAACTCTGCAAGCAGCGATGGCATGACACAGACCCCAGCTCCGACAAAAGTATCCCTCGTACCCTTCGGCGCATTCAGCGCGGTGATCCACGACGCCATGGCCTTTTTGAGCCCGGCGATCGCGCAGTCCTCCGGACGAGAGAGCGAGGAGAGCGTGCTCGATCACATCATCAAGGGCGAATGCCAGCTCTGGATGATGTTCAACGACAAAGAAGAGCCCATCGGGGCGGCAACCACGCGAGTGGAGCAGTATCCGCATTGCAAAATGCTGGCGGGGATGTTTGTCGGCGGCGAAGACGTGGACCAGTGGAGCGGCGAGTTTCTTGAAAACCTCGAACGCTTCGCCAAGCTCAACTCCTGCGCCGGGGTAGAATTCACAGGCCGCCCCGGGTGGCAGCGATACCTCGCAAAGTTTGGCTGGGATGCGCCGTATGTCGTGTGTCAGAAAATGTTCGACAAGGATGAAGCCGATGGCGATCAGTAGCCCCTTCAACCAAGACCCTATCGGGCTGCGCGGAATGCGCTTCGGCAAAGGCGGCGGATCCGCGCCGCCCCCGCAGCCACAGACGTCTACGGTCAACCAAAGTGGGCTCCCGGAATATGCGGAGCCCTACTTCGTCGATCTGTTGGACAAGACGCAGGTCGAGACCGGCCGCGACTATCAGGCCTATGAGGGCCAGCGGATCGCCGGCATCGGGGACACGACCCAGCAGGGTTACGACCAGATGACGAACATCGCGCAGAGCGGGACGCCACAGTCGTTCAATACTGCCGAGCAAGCATTCGCGCAGCAGGTCGACCCGAACGCCTCGGCCTATGGGCTCCAGCAGCAGGGGCCGCTCGACCAGCAGGCATCTTTCACGGACCCCGGCGTCGCCGGGCAGTTCATGAACCCGTACATCACGAACGTGCTGGACACACAGCAGGCGCGCCTCACCCAGCGGTTCGGGGAAGATCAACTCGGCCGGGACGCCAGCGCCGTCAGCGCAGGGGCGTTTTCGAACAGCCGCCGCGGTGTGGTGGACGCTATCGCGCAGCGCGAGCTCAACATGCAGCGCAACGAACTCGACGCCGCGGGGTATGCCAGCGCATACCAGACTGGCGCGGACATTTTCGGGCAAGAGCGGGATGCCAATCTGCAGACGCAGGGCATGAACGCTGAAATATTCGCCGGAAACCAGCAGCGCCAACTTGGCCAGCAGCAGAATATTCTGTCCGCCGCGGGCGGGCTCCGAGAACAGGGCCTCGCCGGAGAGCAGCTCGAAACCGATCGGGCACGGATGCTGGCAGGCGTTGGTGGGGTCTACGACGACCAGACACAGGCTGGGCTCGACGTGGATTACAGCGACTTCCTCAACCAGCGCGACTACCCCCGCCAGAGCCTCAATTTCTATAGCGGCATTCTGCGCGGAGTGCCTGTCACCCCGACGCAGGAGAGCACGACTTACGCGCCTCCCCCAAATATGGCCAGTCAACTTTTGGGGCTGGGCCTCGGCGGGCTTGGGCTATACAATAGCATCACGTAGCATCTCGGCGGGCACACGATGAACCTCATTCAGCAGCAGGACCTCCTCAAGAACCTGAGCGATCAGCAGATTGCGCAACAGCTCCAGCGGCCGTCCGGAGGCGTTCCTCCGTATCTGGTGGCCAGCGAAGCCAAGCGCCGCTCGGACTTGCGGCAGCGTGCGCAGGCCATGAATGTGGGCGCGCCGCCCGACGCCACCGTGCAGGAAGACCTCCTGCGACAGACTGCCGGGATCTCGGCTCTCGCTGCCTCCCCACAAGGCCCCGCGGGAACCCCGGGACCCATGGCGGCCCCCTCGGCAGCTCCGCAGCCCGCTTCGGCGGGCGCTCCGTCGTTGCCTGCGCCGGGCCTTGGCCCGCAGCGGCAGGGTATTGCGCAGTTCGCCAGGGGTGGAGGTGTTGATACCAGCGCCGTAGACCGCGCGTTCATGTCTCGGTTCTTAAAGGATGGGCCCTACAAAACGCCATACGCCGGGGAATATCTTGGCGCGCTCACCGGCGCGCTTGCGGGAAATATCGCGAGAGGCCCGGGCGCCGAACGCTTCCCGAGCTACACGGATTTCCTTAACGAGCGTGTTACGGAAGAAGCTGCGCCCTACGGCGAAGAATTCCGGGAGCGCGCCGAACGCTTCCCGAGCTACACGGATTTCCTTAACGAGCGTGTTACGGAAGAAGCTGCGCCCTACGGCGAAGAATTCCGGGAGCGCGCCCCCACCCCCGAAGGATATCCGGCCCCGCCCCAGCTCGGCGGTATGCCCTCCGCACCGACGATGGCGCGGATCGACCCAGCCTCCGTTCCAACCCCGCAGGGCTACCGGGAAGTGGACAGCCACAAAGCGCTGTATGACAAAAATCTCGCTGATGCGCGTGCTGAGACCGATCCCTACTCCGGGGCGGACGCAAAGCTGGCCGAGCGCGAAGCAAACCTCGCGGAAGCCGAAGACCGTGCGCCGTGGATGGCGCTGGCCGAGGCGGGATTTACCGCTGCAGCCGGGCAGAGCCCGTATGCGCTGAGCAATATTGCTGATGGCGGTATCGCTGGCCTGAAATCCTACACCACGGCGAACAACCGCAACGAAGCACGCGGCGACGCGCTCATGGACGCCAACACGGAGCTTGCGGCAAAACGTCAGCAGCTCGACGCGCAGCGCCAAAGCACTTCGGCCGCACTTGCCGCCGGCGAGATCAGCAGCCAGCAGGCCAACAACGAGCTCACTTCACTCGAAAACCGCGACGCGCTTCTGGAGTTCAACGCCAAGGCCTCGGTCGTCGGGACGAACAACGCCGCGGCGCAGACGGAGTATGGCAACGAGGTGGCGCAGGTCGTCCACGCGGACGAGATCCTGCTCAAGACCATGACACTGGACCAGCAAGAGCGCATCGCGTCCGAAGCTCCGGCCATGGTCCGAACGCTGGAATGGGTCAACGGTCTGCCCGAGGGCTCCGCAGAAGAGCGCGAATACAAAACATGGGCGCGATCCACGATCGACGGCTCCGCGAAGAAGAACATCTTGGCGGACGCTTCGAAAGCGTGGGACAAAACCTATCAGGACTACGTCTCGGCTTACGGCAAACCCGAGACAGCGGAAGCGTGGCAAGACTTGCGAGAAATTTTCGTCAGCAGCCCCTATGCTTCCCTGACCGACGTCTTTATTCTGGAGACACAGAGCCGCCTCGGCCAAGGGGCAGGGGGTGCGCCCGGCGGCGCTATCGACGGAAACAGATACGTCCCGAAAGGGAGCTAACCCTTGCCACGCATGATTGACATTTTGGGCGTGGGGGCCATCGAGTTCCCAGACGAGATGTCTGACGATGACATCTCGCGGGCGATCGAAAACGACATTCTCCCGTATGCCAACCCAGACAACCCCGACCCGGAACTGGTTCGGGCTCGACCAGATCTGTTCCCCGACATCGACCGGGGGTCGTTCTTCGGCGGCCTCGGCTCTGGCGCGCGTCGCGTTGGCCGGTTGGACGAAGTGGCCGGAGCAGCCATTGGCAGAAGCGAAAGCGGCCTCGGATCCCTGACCGACCAGATGGGGGAGGAAGCGGTTCGAAGTCAGTACCGGGCCACCCCGACGGACGCACTCAACCAATGGCGCAAGGGCGACTATCTCGGCGCGGCCGGGACGTACTTCCTCGACGTAGTGCCGCAGTCCCTTGGCGAAACAGTTCCCGAGCTTGCCGGGATCGGCGCCGGCACCGTGGCGGGCGCAAAGATTGGCGCAGCAATAGGGACGACGGCAGGCCCCGCGGGCACCGTCGTTGGCGGTATCGTCGGCGGTATCGCGGGCGGTATCGCCGCAGGCGCGCCGCTCTTCTTCGGGCAAAACGTCGAACGGCAGGTCGCCGAACGAGACATCACTGACCCCAACGAGATCAACACTGGCGCCGCCGCTGCGGCAGCCGTCGGACAGGCCGCGCTGGAGCAGGTATTCCTCCGCGCCATCCGCGTGATCCCCGGGGCGCAGAACTTCGGGCGGTCTCAGATACAGAGATTGGTCGAGCAGGGCACACGAACAATCAACAAGAAGGGCGCTGCCGCCGAGATCGGCCGCACGGCCCTCGTCGGTGGCGCGACCGAAAGCGTGGTCGAGGTCGGGCAGCAAGCCCTCGAACGGCTGCAGGCAGGGCTCCCAATAAGCCCGGCAGACGAAGCCGCCGCGGCAGAATATGTCGAGGCCTTTGTGCTCGGCGGCACACTGGGCACGGCCATCGGTGGCGGCGCGCAAGTGGCGAAGACACCCTTCGGCAAGCGCAAGCTCGACGAAGTGTGGGGCAAGCTCGACGCAGAGCGCGAGGCTTTCGAGCTGCAACGTCGGCGAGCGTCGCTGGGCGCCATGGGTGTCAGCACCGAAGAAGACGGCAGCTTGTCTACGCCGATGCTCATGCTTCCCGCACCCGACAGTCGGAACAACAACACAAGCCGTCAGCGGTTCGACCCGGTCTACGGCGACAGCGACATCGACTATGTGGAATTGGTCGAAGAGCGACTGGCCGCCAACCGGGACAAACTGGAGTTTGAAGCCGCCGAGCGACAGCGCCGGGTGGACGACGCCGTCAACGCAGCGCCGGACAGTAAACTATCGCCGGCCCAGAGAGACACGGCCGAGCAGATGCGCCTCCAGAAGGAAGCGCTCACCTCCCGGAAATACTCCATCGAAGAGCTCGAAGCGGGCAACGCCCCTGCGATCGCCAAGGCCGTGGCCGAACGTGAGCCGGGCCGTGGCGACTACGCCGTCGATCAGACTTCGTTTTCGCTCGCCGACATCGAGAACATGGCCGCGTCTGGCTCGATCACAGGTGTGGACGAGGCCACGCTGACCGAGGAGCTGTATCAGCTCCGCTACGACGGCAAGCCTCGCACCGAGCTCCTTGAGAATGTCGACGCCGCGAAGATCAAGCGCGTCGCTCAAGAGAAGAATGTCAATCCCGAAGGCGAAAACTTCGAGGCCCTGTCCGAATATCTCACCGGCGAGACGAACCCCGACAACGCAACGCCGTTCCGGCGCGTGCAGATGTACGAGGCGCTCCAGCGGATGGATCCCTTCGAGGGTGACACGCCCACGGACGTCTTCGATGTTTCGGAGCCGGCGTTCTCCTATGAAGAGATGGTCGACGCCGAGGCCGACGTGATCGAGCGCGGCAAGTGGTCCGGCACCAAGGTCGCAGAAAAGCTCGGCATCAAAGGCCAAGGCCGTAAAGCAAAGCTCGAAGCACTCCGGGGCCGGCTGATCGAAAACGGGCTAGTCAACGACGCCAACAACGAGGCGACGCTCAAGCCGCGCAAGTCGGACATCCCCGAGGAAGTCACGACCGCGCCCTTCTCCGCCTTCGAAGGACAGGGTGCGGTGCGGTACGAAGTGCAGCCCGTCGAGCACAACGCGCAAGCGCGAGAGAACCGACCCGACGATGCCGGGCCGCTGCCCGAGTTCGCAGTTGTGGCCGTGGGCGAGAACCTCGCCGACGAGACGGGCAACCAAGTGGTGCGCAACGTCGGACGTCGGGTCATCAGCACGCACGCCTCCCAAGCAGAGGCGGAAGCCGCCGCGGGCGGGTATGGCTCGACCAAGGGTGAGACGGACGTCGATCTCCGGGCCAAGTGGGACGAGCAGCTCAAGCAGAAATTCAAGGAAGGCGCCGCACTCGATCGACTTCGCGCGGCCGTCAACGACGCCAACGAACGACGCGGACTGCAGGAAGCCGGCATCCCGGCCAGTCTGGTTGCGGACATCGACGCCGCGCTCAACCGACCTGCGCGAACCGACGGCGTGTCCGAGGGCGTCTTCGTCAACAACGCCATCCTACTGGGCGTGAACGCCGCAGCGCGCACCACAAATCCGAACCTCTCCGAAGAGGCACGCGAGCAAGCCATACTGGAGAGCCTGTTGGCCGTGTTGTCGCACGAACAGATCCACGCGCTGCGCGAAATCGGTGCGATCTCCGAGACGGATTTTGCCGTACTGGCGCGCGCAGCCTCGACGCGGGTCCGGCCGGTGGGGCTGCAGGCAGCGAGCACGAAGGCGGAGGGCCGCACCTATCTGGAAGACGCGCGCATCGCCTACGCAGACCAGAACCTCAGCGAAGACGCGCTGAACGAAGAGGCCGTGGCCGAGATGTTCCGAGACTGGTCAGGAGACCCGTCGCTGTTCACCGGCAAGCCTGCAAACATTTTCCGGCGAGTATTGAACCTGATCAAGGGTCTGGCCAATTTCTTCCGGAACCAAGGCATCACCGACGTAAACGAAATATTCGAAAACATCGACAGCGGGCAGGCCGCCCGGGATGCGACCGGCGCAAACGCGACGGGCAGCGGTGTCGAGGCGAAACTATCTGTCCGTGATCTTGAGGATGTCGACCCAACCAATCCCGGCATAAGGTATTCTGTTGCGGAAGCGCGCGCGGGCGCCTATGTTGGGAACACGGAAGGAACAAACAATGAACAAAGACAGCAAAGCGTCCAAGCAGGCACCGATCCCGAAGGGCCCGCCGCCGGAGAAGAACTGGCTGACACTGCAGGCCGAACAGGCGAGACGCTCCGGGGCATACCAGAGCCTCAAGGAGCGACAGGGCCGCTCCCCGAACTCGGAGAAGTGGCGCGAGCTTATGCGAAGCGGCAAGGAATAAAGTACAAGCCGCAAGGCCGCTACGTCGAGGTCGACGAGGTCTTCGCGACGCGTGTTGCCGACGCATTCAAAGCGATGAAACACAACCCCCAAGACCCCGAGGTCTTTGGCGCCTATTCCGATATGATCCGACAGACGTCCTCGCAGTATGAGGCGCTGATCGACGCCGGATACACCTTCTCCTTCATGGACCCCGACGCGGATCCCTACGAAGGGAACCCTGTTAACGCCATGCGCGATCTCCATGCCAACAAGCGCATGGCGATCTATCCGACGAAAGCGGGGTTCGGCATGGACGAGACCCTGCCCACCCCAAAAGAAAACCCGCTCATGTGGGAAACAGACTATCTGATCCCCGACGCCGACGGCGTCATGACCCCCATGCTTGCCAACGACGTCTTCCGCGCGGTGCACGACGTGTTCGGCCATGGGCTCGAAGGCGCAGGCTTCCGGGCGCAGGGCGAAGAGAATGCGTTTCAGGCGCACATCAAGCTCTATACTGGCCGAGCAGTGGGCGCAGTGGCCAGCGAGACCCGCGGCCAGAACTCTTGGTTGAACTACGGCCCCTACGGCGAGCAGAACCGTACCGCCAGTGTTTATGAGACCGTCTTCGCCGACCAGAAGATCGGGCTCATGCCTGAGTGGGCATACACCGAAAACCTCGATCTGGGCTTCTATTTGCCGGCAGATATAGACGGCATGGTCGAGCTCACGCATCGCAGCAACACCGATCAGCTGACTGAGACTGACCCGGAATTCTTCGGCGCCGCAGCCGCAGGAGACGAGACCGCCCGCCGAGACGCGCACCCCGACGCGTGGGTGCCCCGGACCTATTTCGGCATCGGTGAAGGCACCGAGGGCGGCTATGTTTCTGAATTCGGAGACAGTTCGCCGCTCTACCACGCCAGCGTTCCGGCCGATCGGCTTTACGACTGGAATTCTGACCCCGAAAAATTTCTGGAGAAAGCCCGGAAGCAAAGCCCGCTCTCCAACAACATGGTCGACGAGGCCAAGGCCACGACCCTCGCCGAGAAGATGATCCGCGACGCCGGATACATGGGCTACTGGTCACGCGCCAAGCAGGGCGCCGTGGCCGCGCTGTTCGAGAAGACCAATGTCACGCCGGCAAAGCTGTCCTCCCGCGGCATGACTGGCCGAGCACAGCAGGAGATGGACCGGAAGGCTGAGCGCGACGCAGGCCCGCTGCGTCGGTACTCCGTCGACGTCCGCCGGCCGGGAAAGAAGACCATCACCCGGCAGTTCATGGCGCACAGCCTGACGGAGGCCAAGGAGAAGGCCTTCGCGTCCCCGCTGTTGAAGCGTGGCGCCGCCGAAGTGACCAACATCCGGCTCGACGACCCGACGTTCCAGAAGGACGTGGACGCGCCGAAGTTCTCGATCCGCAAGTGGGCCCGGGAGCTCGAACCCTACGAATTCAACGAGGCCACGCGCATCGTGCCGATGTCTCCGAAGGCGCAGGCGTCAAGCGATCTCCCCGACAACGTGCGCGGCATGGCGTGGCTGACCAAGGAAGAGATGCTTCCCGTCATTCTCATGAAGGGTGTGGACATCGACGGCGCGGGCTTTGGCAAGGAGCACATCTCCGCAAAGGCAGCGCGCTTCGGTGGTCTGCCGGAGATGGGCGCGATCCTTCGAAAGATGCTGGCCAACTCTCACACGCGTGGCGCGCCGGGCAACTACAACGTCGAGCGATACATCCCGCCGGGCAAACTTGTTCCCGACAGCCGGGCGCTCGACTACCGCATGTCTTGGACGGACCCGACCACCAACATTGAGTATATTCTGGGTCTCGAAAAGGTCCGCAAGGACGGCCTCTATTACGCCAGCATCACGACGTTCTTCCCCAAGAGCGCGGAAGCTGATGGCCGGGCGGCGACAGAAGACGACATCGCAGCCTATCGCTCTCAGCGCGATCGCCAGACGCCCGGAGCGCGGTTCTCCGTCAGTCACCCGAACTCCTCGGAGTTCTGGGATCTCATGGGCGACACCGATGTGGTGAGCTCGGACGGGCTGCCGAAGGTCCTGTACCACTCAACCAACCGGGATTTCGACGACGGCACTTTCAGCCCCGAGAGCTCGAACTATCCGCACGGCGCGATCTTCGTGACGGAAGACACGGAGTTCGCAAACGGATGGCGGTCCGAGCCGTACGAGCCCAAGACCGCCCATGGGTGGGACGAGCCCCAGTTTCAGCGCGTCATCCCACTCTACGTCAAGGCGAAGAACGTCTGGGACTTCCGCAACCCGGAGCACCGGAAGCTGCTCATTGATCAGGAGCGGGACTATCTCAACGGGACTTGGGAAGACAAATCCCTTATCGAGCCATGGTTGCAGAAGCTAGACCGCGACCTATCCGAGGGCGACTGGATCGAGATCGAGCGCAGAAACCGGCAAGACGCGATCTACGCGAACGGCTTCTCGGGCTACGCTGTGCGAGAGACGCCCATCGCGCGCGACGCCGATCCGGTCAACTATGGTTTCTATCCTGACCGGGCAATATTCAAGTCGCCATTCAACAAGACTTTCGATCCGAAGGATCCGAAGTTCTCTGTGGCCTCGCGGCATCCGTATCGCCCCGAGAACAACACCTATGAGCTTCTCACGGAGAAGAACAAGACGCTCTGGAACCGTGCGCTAACCCAGCTCAAGCGGCAGCTGGCCCCGGGCGGGCTTCTCCCGGAAAGCGCGTTCGACTTGAAGATCGAGCGGGATGGCGAAATCAACGTCATTGAGATCGAAGTCACCGATCGCGTTGCGCGCTTTGATCGCGCTCTCCGGAAAGCCTACGGCAAGCGCTGGGACCAGCTGCCCAGCAAGCAGCAGGACAAGATCAACGAGCTGCTCCATGGCGAGGGCAACGTAACCGGCGTCCCCGATGCCGTGCGCGTCGCAATATTCCAGATGCGGCAGCAGGTCGACAAACTCTCCGGAGACTATGTGAAGACGCTGCGCCGACAGATCGCAGCCCTGCGGGCCGAGGGTCGAGATCAGATGGCGAACAATCGCGCTGAGCTCCTCGAAGTCATCGCCAACAACATCGGCACCTACGTGCACCGCTCGTATCGCGTCCATGACGATCCCGGCTGGTTCCGGAAGATCTCACCGGAAGTCGTGCAGAAGGCCATGGACTTCCTGACCGTGCAGCACAACGGCGACCAGACCGCCGCGCTGCGGACGGCCGAGCTGCTTCTCAAAGAGGGCACCGCCTACGACAACCTCGAAGCCCAGATCAGCGAAGGCAAACTGGGCGCAGTCGATCGCTCGATCCTCATGCGGCGCAAAGACATCGCCCCGGAGATCCGTGCATTGCTCGGCGAATATACAGACCCGGCACTCAACTACACCAAGACCGCGACCAAGATGGGCCGCGTCATACACAACTCCGTCTTCTTGGACCGGGTCCTCAAGGACGGTCTCGGAACCTTCCTTCACGACCCGACGCAGGGGCCGCCGCCTCCGGGCAGCACTGTCCGGCTGGCTGGCGATACCTCCCGGATCATGGAACCATTGGCCGGCCTATACACAACCCCCGAGGTCGCGCAGGCCTTCGAGGATGCGCTGGGCCGAAGCGACGGGCCGGCATGGTACAACCAGATCGTGGCGCTCAACGCCATGGTCAAATACGGCAAGACCATCCTCTCGCCGACAACCCAGTTTCGTAACTTCTACTCGGCGTATTTTTTCACCGTCGCCAACGGCGCGTGGAGCTGGAAGCACATGGGCGCGGCAGCCCGGGCGACCGGGGCGCATATCGGGCAGCTCGACAACGGCGCCAAGGACTACTATTTGGAGCTCGTCCGTAGCGGCGTGACGCACAACAACCCGCGCGCCGGGATGCTCATGGATCTACTCGAAGACATGACGAAGCCCAACAGCGAAATCATGAGCTTCTTCGAACGTGGCGGGGCCTTCACCGACAGCGTAAAACGCATGAACAGCTTCGCGCAGCGCATGTACGCTGCGGGCGATGATTTCTGGAAGGTCATTGGGTTCGAGAACGAGCTGGCCTACATCATGGAGGCCAAGAACCAGACCCGAGAACAGGCCACTCCCGAAGCCGCACGGCGCATCCGCGACACCTACCCGACCTACTCCATGGTCGGCCGCGGCGTCCAGAAGCTCCGGAAATTCCCCATGGCCGGCACGTTCGTGTCGTTCCCTGCGGAAATCATCCGCACACGCGCCAACATGATCCGGTACATTGCGCGAGATCTGAAAGACCCCCGCATGGCCGGGCTCGCCCGCAAGCGCATGGTTGGGTTCGCGATCTCGTCTGCGTGGTCGTTCTCCTTGGCAAACCTGACCGCCAGCATGATGGGGCTGACGGACGATGAAGAAGAGGCGCTCCGCCTCATGGGCTCCCCATGGGCCGAGAACTCCCAGTTTTTCTATATGGGCCGAGACGAGAAGGGGCAGATCAAGAAGCTGGATATGTCCTTCGCCGATCCATATAATATTTTCTCCCGTCCGTTCACCGCGCTGACACGCGGGCAGGATGTGGACGACGCCGTAACTTCGGCCATGCGCGACGTGCTCTCGCCCTTCTTCGGGACGGACATCGCATTCGGCGCCGTCATGGAGATCGTGTCGAACAAGAAGCAGACCGGCGGGGAGGTCTACAACCCGGCCGACACCTCTATTGGCCAAACAACAGACGCAGCACTCCATCTCGGCAAGGCGCTCTCCCCGGGGGCGCTTACGTGGAGCTACCGCATGTCCGACGCGCTGCGAGGGCGGAGAAGCCCCAGCGGGCGCGTCTACGACGTGAAGGATGAAGCAGCCGCGTTCTTCGGGTTCCGTGTCAGCACCTTCGACCCGAAGGTCTCGCTCTATTACCGGACGTTCGAGTTCACCGATCGGCTCTCGAATGCGCGGTCGCTGTTGTACGGCGTGGCCACAGACATCAACCCGGTCAGCGACAGCAAGGTGAAATCCACCTTCGCGCAGGCCAACAAGGTGAGGCTGGACGCGTTCCGGGATCTCGGGAAGTTCGTTCGGAGCGCAGAGAGCGCCGGGCTGAGCCGTGGCGAAATCCGCCGCATTCTGGACACCGCGAACGTGCCCAAGCAATACATCGCCCGTGTGGTCAACGAACGCGAAGCGCCCCGCTGGAAGATCGGGGAAACCTTCCTGCAGGGCGCGATGCAGCGATCGAGATTGCTTATCGACCGCGAGACATCCGAAGAGATCAGGCGGCGGCGGAAGTTGATCCAAGAGGAAGCGCGGGGTACTTGAGGACCGCGTTCTCAATCGCCAGTCGTGCCTCCTGCAACGTAGCTTCGCGCAGCGCAACACTGTCAAAAGAAATGGTGCTGGGGCTAAACAGCCGCCGCATCGCGCTCATCGTCTCTATCTGCTTGCTGAACGTCTTCTCGACGTTCCAAATGCTGTCCGGCAAATACTTCCGCGCAGCAAGCCAGAGCTCCCACGGCTCCCCAAAGAAACGTTCGGCGATAGACCCGGCGATGGCCGCGAGCGTGTCGCTGTCCCCGCCAAGAGACACCGCGTTCCGGATCGCATCTTCGAAATCCACCGCCTCGGCCACGCAGATCAACGCCTGCGGCACGGTGCCCTGACAGCTCTCGTCGAAGCTGTAATCCTCGCGGATCTCGTCGACCGTCATGCTCATGTCGTACCCGCACGCCCGGCCGAAACGGAGAAGATCCTTAGGCTTTCCGCCGAGGTGCCCCGTCAGAATTGCGCCGGCCGTCGTCATCGCGCCCCGCATACCCTCGGGGTGGTTGTGAGAAACCCCGGTGATCTGCTCGACCGCTTCAAGCATTGGCCGAACACCAACCGAGGAGACGAGCAGCGCAGGGCTGATCCGCATGGCCGCGCCGTTGCCGAAAGAGCAGTAAGGCCCGCGCTCCCATGTGTTCAGCCATTGCTCGAAGCCGCCGCCGTAGGAGCGGTCTTTTCCGTGCATGACGTAGCGGTTCAACATGGCGGCGGGCAGCTCGGAGACGTTCTCGGGGGAGAGGATCCAGTCCGCCACCGCACAGGTCATCGCCGTGTCGTCGGTGAACTTGCAGTCGTTGTGAAAAAGCTCGAAGTCCTTGGACTTGAAGCTGCTATCGAACTCGAACCGTGAGCCGACGATGTCGCCTATGATCGCGCCCTTCATGCCTTTTCTCCTTCTGCTTTGGTTATGGCGGCTCGTGCTGCTGCGGCGGTGTTAGGCCAGCGGTCATCTCCGCGTCGCAAACTAGGGTCATTGTCTGTTATGATGTCGTGCTCTTTCAGCATCTTCTTCAACGCCCTAAGCAGCTCAGGGGCCGCTGCGATCAGGCGGGCGTTGGCCTCCTGCTCCGCATCAAACTCTGGCTCGAACCCCGTCGCTATGGCCGCAATCGGAACCCTGCCGGCGCGGATGTCGCTTGTTATTTCAAAGCCCTCATCATCAGAACCGTCGCACTCAACACTCCCCCACGGTCCCAATGTGAGTGTTGTCTTGCTCATGCCGTCACCTTCACCTTCGGCGCGACAAGGGTGATGGCGCCGGCGTCAGAGACGCGAACCCGGCCGAGTAGCCCATCGGGGAGGACGCTGAGCGCGAGCTCGGCGCCGCGGGCCCAGTCTTCCTGCGTGCCGTCTGTACTGGCCGAAACACACTCAGGAGCGAAGACCTTCGCGGCGATCAACGTGGCCACAACGACCTCGTCATATGGGCGCTGACGTGTCTTGCAGAACTCAAACTCCGACTTTCCACGGGACAGGATAAACGTCTCGCAGCCCTCGTCGCCGGGGCCGTTGAAGCGGATCGCTTCGCCGTTGATCTGTGGCGCGGCGTCAAGATCGAATTCGTATTGAACCTTGGCCGGCGAGGCTTTGATGATCTCTTCGACGGCGGTCTGGATCAGTATCCATTTCACTGCGGGGATCCGCTTGCTGATCGTCCAGTAATGCGTGTAGCCCATGGGGTGTATCTCCTGTTGCTGGGTTGGTTGTTGATGTCCGGAACGTATATAGAACATCCGTTCTTATGCTGTCAAGGGCTTATCTGTTACACTTCCTTGTTGTGTTTCAGAATGTCTTCGATGGACCGCGCCAGATGTTCGCCCATGGTCTCGCCGTGGGCCATCTTCACGCGGAGTTTCGCTGTCTTGCGGATGCGATCGCAGGCGTCGTGGACACCCCTGAAATACGCTTCGTCTGTGTCCTGCCCGGGCAGTGTTGGTGCGGGATCGGCTGCGTCCGCGATCGCGTTCAGCGCCGACATGCCCTGCGGGGTCTCGTCGTCACGCTCCTTGCCCGGTCCGTCGAGATTGAGACGCAACCGCACGGCGTGCCGAACGTATTCGGAGACAGGCTGCTCCCGCGCCTTGGCTGCGGTGGTGACTTCTTTGAACAGGCTCTCCTCGAAGGGAGTGTTGAACCACTTGGCGGGCTCGCCGTTAATCGTTTTTGCGCGAGGCATACTCGGGGTTCCTTATCTGGTATTTCGTGAGCTGATAGTGCAGGTCCCGGACGATCTTCTGCGCCAGCTCCGGAGTGATCCCGAAATTGGTGAAGCTCCCGTCCGGGCCGGCCAGTATTGCTGTTGCGGCGTAGCGGGGGTCGTCGGTCTGCACGATGGTCATGCGGGTTTATATCTCAGACATCAGCTGTCCTCCCCGGGCGGGGTGTAGTGGCATTCTGCGGATGCGGAATAGACCGGGAAGGGAAAATCCTCCGCCAATATTCGCCGGGCAGCAGGCAAGAGGTCCGTGCAAACGTCCCAGCGCGGCATCTCCTTGGAGCTGCGTATGCACTCCGGCTCCCCCATGAGGCAGACGATCAGGACGAGCTCAATCACGCTCGCGCCTTCATGCGCAGGGTGTGTATCTGGGTGAACCCTTGATAAGGGGCGTTCCCCATCAGTGGCCGGCCAGTCTTGTCGACGGTCCCGGCCTTGTCCCGGCACATGGCGTTGTAGATCTCGACCATCGCCAGCGCCCGATCCGTCGGGGCTTGGTTCTCCGGCAAGAACAGCTGCAAATGGTCGCTCTCGTTGAGCACCAAGGCAGTGTCGTTCGCGTCGAGCACCGTGGTGGATCCCCGGAGCACCGTGTAGGCGTCCCGGAAGTTTCCGAAGAGCGCGTCGATGTATTTCCAACTGGGGCCGGCCATTATTCAGCCTGCGACCGGGCCGAGGAAGACGATGCAGAACAGGATGCCGACACAAAGGAGCGAGGCGATCGGGTGGTCTGCGGCTATGCGGAAGATATGGTCCATGGGGCTATTCTTTCTCTGAGGTTGCGTCGAGGGATTTGCGGATCTCGTGAGCGGCGACTTCGGACCGGCAGGAACATAGCTGCCGATAGGAGGACGATTTTCCGATCAGATGCCGGGCGACGAGCCATGTGGCTTTGCCGGTCTGGATGACGACGTGGCTCATTTCGCCTCCACGAACACGCGAAATTCTGCGGTGTCGTCGGGCATCGAATGCCGGTTGGCCTCAATGAAAGGCTCGGCCATGATGTGGGCCCCCTCCAGCATATTCTTGACCACAAGATCCAGCTCGCCAAAGAACTCGCCGCTGACGGCACGATGCGGCCGGTCGTCCACGAAGGTGCCCGCGATCATGGCGTCGCGCAGGACCACCAGAGAGGCGATCGCCTTGGTGACGTGGTGCAGGCCCAGTGCGCCGGGAGCTTGGTCGCGGTCCTCTCCCTCGAACCACTGGTCGAGGTGGCGGTTCGCGGCGTCGTAGTACGTGCTCGCGAGGATCGGGCTGGCCCGGAAGTTGTGCTTGCCATACTTGATGGCGCCTTCCAACATGGCCACGGACACCTCGGCCTTCACGGTCGCGGGGAACGTGCTCGCCGGCGTCTTGTGGCTGCCGAATGCCTGTTTGGGATTTTCTTTTTCCGGGCCCATGTTTTTCCTCTTGCTTTGGTTGGTGATCGGGGTGTAGGTTGCACCCTACATTCACTTCAAACACCCGGTCAACAAAAAAAAAATGTCGCTCAAGAAAAATGCTCTCGCAGAGATCAAGGCGCTGCAACGCGACTTTGGTATTTCGCCGAGCCGGCTGGGCCGGGAGTTGTTCAATGATCCGACCTTCGTCTCGCGGCTGCGGAAGCCCGAAACGCGGGTGACGGACGTCAGCCTAGACCGGATCTTCAAATATGCGGTAGAGTTGCGGGGACAACAAAGGTTGCCCCTCGATGCCTCCAAGAAAGCCTCCGACGAATGAAGGCCGGCTACAAGCCTACGCGAAGGCGCAAGCCGAGGGCGCCGGCGTCCTTTGGCGCAAGCTCGCTTTCGAGGGTCAGCGGGGCTGCCCGGATACGCTCATGGCGTATGGCGGGGCGGTTGTCTTCGTTGAGCTCAAGCACCCCGGCGGCACCGGACGGATCTCCCGGCTGCAAGAATACCAGCTCGATCGACTGCGTGATGCAGGTGTCGATGCTCGCATCATCAATACGCGGGCCGAGATAGATGCTGTTATCGACGAGCTTACTGGAGCCACGACAACATAAGGCGATCAAGCGCCTGACGCGGAAGCGGCACACGATCCTCGTGGCCGAGACCGGCGCGGGCAAGACGGTCATCTGTCTGTCGGCGGTCGAGACAAACATTGCCCGGAAAAAATTGAAGCGCGTGATTGTGTCCTGCCCGGCCAAGGTTGTAGCGCAATGGCCGAAGGAAGCCGCGAAGTGGGAACACCTGCGGTTTCTCAAAGTCACACCCGTGATCGGCGACGAGCGCAAGCGGCGAGAAATTCTCAAGATGCACGGGCACGCCGATGTACTCGTCGTCAGCACCGATAATCTCGACTGGCTGCTGCGGGAGAAGAACCACGGCGCCGACGGGATCATCATCGACGAGCTCAGCAAGTCCTCCGGCAAACGCGCCGCCAGTCTCCGGACCAAGGCCCGGGGCGATATGTTCAAGTGGCGCGTCGGCATGACGGCCTCCCCCGTCAGCGAAGATTTCCAGAAGCTCTACGCCATGGCCCGTGTTATCGACAAAGGCAAGGCGCTGGGCACCGACTTCGAGAACTACCGCCGGCGATATTTCACGTCTGACTACAAGGGCTACAACTGGGAGATCAAGGACAGCTCGGCCGAAGAGATTATGGGCCGGATCCGGAAACTGGTTCACCTGATCCCCAACAACAAGGCGGCCGCATTGCCTCTTCTGATCGAGGACCACGTGTATTTCACGCTGCCCTCGAAGACACGGACGCGCTACGACGAGATGCGCGAGCACATGATCCACGAAGAAGCCGTGGCGGTAAACGAGGCGGTGAAGTCCGGCAAGCTCAGGCAGATCGCCAGCGGGTTCCTGTATTGGCGAGACCCGGGCAAGCCGAATATCAAACGCGTGCGTCGGTTCAGCAAGGCCCGGCGTAACGCTGCCCTGTCTTGGCTCGCCAATGTTGGCGACAAGGAGCCGGTGATGATCTTCTACGAGTTCGAGGCCCAAGGCACCGACATCAAGAACGCACTGAAGTTGCCCACCCACGACGAGGCCGAACTGATGGAGCTTTTCCGCGGCGGGGAGATCACGCGGATGGTGTCGCAGATAAAAAGCATGTCCCATGGCATTGACGGCCTCCAAGAATTCTGCTCGCATGTTCTGTTCTACCACCCGGTTTGGTCCAATGATGACAGCAAGCAAGCACGAGATCGTATCTGGCGAAAAGGCCAATCCGATACCGTCCGCGTGGGTACGCTGCTGGCCGAGGACACTTTGGACGACCTCGTGATCGCCCGACATCTCGACAAAGACGAGTGGATGAAACTGTTCGAAAGACACCTGCGCGGAGAGCGAATTCGATGACCGACAAGTCCCTAGATCACCCTGATCACGAAGATGTGAGCGACGAGCTGGAGCATAGCCCGATCGGGGCGTCGTCCTCGAACCGCTGGATGCGCTGCCCGGGCAGCGTCCGCGCGCTGCGCAATATCGAAGATCGGCCAAGCAAACCTGCCGCGGAAGGCACGGCGGCTCACGCGATTGCCGAGGAATGTCTGCGCGACGGGACCGACGCCGACGAGCACGAAGGCCGGGTGCTGGAAGTCGACGGCTGGGAGTTCGAGGTCGACGAAGACATGGTCAACGGTGTCCAGCTGTTCCTCGACGTGATGCGTGAAACGCAGGAAAGCATGGGGGCCAAGGAGATCTTCCCCGAGCAGCGGATGTCGCTGGAGCGGGTGCGCCCCGGGATGTTCGGAACGTGCGACGCGTCGGCGATCAAGGGCAAGCGCCTCGCGGTGGGTGACTTCAAATATGGCCGGGTACGGGTGAGCGCCCGTGAAAACTCGCAGGGGCTCTACTACGCGCTCGGCGCGCTGTTCGCCATGGACCCCCACAAGAAGGTCGAAGAGATCGAGATCATCATCGTGCAACCCCGGACGCCGGATCCCGTGCGGCGCTGGGTCGTGACGCGAGACTATATGAAGAAGTGGGCCAAGGTGCTGCGCAAGGCCGCTGACGCGACGCGCGATCCCGATGCCCCCCGGATCCCCGGCGCCATTCAGTGCGAGTGGTGCGATTTCAAGACGCATTGCCCCGAGCTCGAAACCTACGTCCACGAGCGGGCGAGCATTGAGTTCGACGACGACGACGAATTCGTAAGCGCCGAAGGTGTGACCGACGGCGAGACGGACGACGTCGAGGACCTCGCGCCCAGTATTGTCCGGCGAACTCTGGAGTGGGGGCCTCTGGTCAAGTCCTACATCGACGCCTGCGAGACCAAGGCTGCCGAGCTCATGGAGATGGGCGTTCCGCTCAAGGGCTACAAGCTGGTCGAACGCCGCGCCCACCGGAAGTGGAAAGGCGCTGTCCCCGTGACCGAGAAGGCGCTGCGCGCCAAAGGTTTAACCAAGAAATCTCTCTACAAAGACCCGGCGCTCAAGTCGCCGGCTCAGGTGGAGAAGCTGTTGCCGAAAGATCAGCGATCCGACATCGCCTATCTCTACTCGGCCGAAAGTTCTGGGCACAAGGTTGTGCCGGAAGCCGACCCCGCACCGGCTGCTCGTGCGGGAGCCGCCAGCGATTTCGCTGACGACTGAAACCTTAAAACGAAAGACGTGTAAAATGGCTGAAAAGTCTACAACGGTTAAAACGCCGCTCGCGCGATTGAGCTACGCAAAACTGCACACCCCTGAGCAGACCAAGGATGGCAAGGACAAGTATTCCACCATGCTGATCTTCGAGCCGGGCACCGATCTGTCCGCACTCGAAGATGCCGCTTGGGAAGCAGGGGTCGACTTCTTCGGAAGCGAAAAGAAGATGCCGCTCGGCGTCCGGAAAAAGAAGCTGGAGAAGAGCTCCGGCTGGCCTTTCCGCGACGGCGAAGATCAGGACGGCAAGGACGGCCACGAAGAAGGCGGTCTCTACCTGAATGTCTCGACCTACGGAAAACCCCCCAAGGTGGTCCGGAAGATCAAAGGCGTCATGCACAGCGTCGAAGAGGACGAGATCAAGTCCGGCGACTATGTGAAGGTCATGCTGACCGCGAAGGGTTTCAAGATGGACGGCAATTCCGGGGTGACGTTCTACCTCGGGAACGTCCTGTTCGTGAAACCGGGTGAGGCGCTTGCCGGTGGCGAGACCGATCCCAACGCCGACTTCGACGACGACGATGACAGCGAAGCCGAAGACATCGAAGACGACGACGACGACGACGACGACGACGACGACGAGGCCGAGAAGGCCGCTGCAGCGAAGAAGAAGAAAGCTGCTGCAGCTAAGAAGAAGGCCGAGGAAGAGGACGACGACGACGACGACGACGACGACGACGACGACGACGACGACGACATCCTCTAGGCCTTCGTCAGGCACCAAAGAGAACGCGGGGCGGGTGTGGGGCCCGCCCCGTTTTTCTTCAACACAAAGCAAGTGAGAACACACAATGAAACACATGATGCTCGATCTGGAGACGCTGGGCACCGAGCCCGGCTGCATCATCCTGAGTATTGGCGCGGTAGATTTTGACCCGCTCAGCGGGAAGGTGGGAGAGAACGGCTACTACGCCGTGATCGACATGGACGAACAGCTCGACAAGGGGCTCACGTCAGACCCCGGCACCTTGGCGTGGTGGAAGAAGCAGAACCCCGAGGCCCGCGCGGTATTCGACGAAGAAGGCATCCCCATCAAGGACGCAGTCAAGGGCTTTCGGAAATACTGGGACGACTGCGGCGCCCGCTATGTCTGGGCACACGGATCCGTCTTCGACGTGCCCATCTGGTGCGCGTTGGATCTCAAGCCCCGGTGGAAGTTCTGGGACATCCGTGACACCCGGACAATCTTTGACCTGACCGGCGGCAAGCCCGAACGCGGCGACGGGACGTTCCATAACGCGCTCGACGACAGCATCGCTCAGGCGAAGGGCATCGTCACCGCCTACCGGGCGATCGGCCTTGCACCCAAGCAGGAGGCAAGCTGATGCCGGGGGAAAAGGCAGCGCCCACCTATCTGGGCGACGGCGTCTACGCCAGCTTCGACGGCTTCCAAGTCTGGCTGCATGTGGGCTCGCACGAAGCCCCCGCCGCCGTGGCGCTGGATCCGTCGGTGATCAAAAAACTCAACGCCTATTTCGCGGTGTGCACAGGGGCAGAGAGGGCCTGATCGTGGCAAAAGTCCTCTATTGCGACTTTGAAACACGCTCTCTCGTCGACCTGACGGAAGTTGGCGCCGACATCTACGCGGCAGATCCCTCTACGGAGGCGTGGTGTGTGGCGTATCAGTTCGACGACGGCGAGACGGAGATCTGGATAGAGGGAGAGCCGCTGCCCGAAGATGTGCGCGAGCATGTCGAGGGCGGCGGCCGAGTGTCAGCGTGGAACGTGGCGTTCGAGCTGGCGATCTGGAACAAGGTCATGGCTCCCCGTCATGGCTGGCCAACCTTGAAGCCCGAGCAGTGCGAGTGCTCGATGGCCCGGGCTGCGGGAATGTCATTGCCCCTGTCACTCGACAAGGCCGGGCAGGCGCTCCGGCTCAAAATCAAAAAAGACATGGGCGGCCGTCGTCTCATGCTGCAGATGTCTCGGCCGCGATCTAAGGATCCGCTGGTGTGGTGGGACGACGACGAAGAGAAGAAGCAGAAACTCTATGCGTATTGTAAGCAGGACGTGCGGACAGAATACGCCGTCGGCAAAAAGACGCGCCGGCTGAGCGAAGCAGAGCTCGCCGCATGGCAGCTCGACTACCATATCAACCAACGCGGCATCCCGGTGGATCTGCCCACGGTTCGATTGCTCATTGACTGGTGCAACGAAGAGCGGGCCCGGCTCGACGGTGAGATGCACCGCGTGACCGAAGGCGCGGTCCGGGACTGTTCGGATGTGGCTGGGCTGGCCAAGTTTGCTGGTGTGAAGTCCGTGGCCAAGGCCGCGCTCGAACAGCACCTCAAGAGAGCCAAGGGCGCCAAGCACACCGCGCTCGAACTCCGCCAGTCATTCGCGAAGACCTCAACCAAGAAGCTCGACGCGCTGCTGCGCGGTACGGGGCCCGACGGCAACATGCTCGGCACCTTCCAGTTTTGCGGCGCAGGCTCGACGGGACGTTGGGCCGGGCGGCGCGTCCAAGCCCAGAACCTCCCCCGGCCAGCATATGGTGTGACACAGGAAGAGATCGAGCGCCGGCTTGAGGAGTTCGACTTCGACTCCCTGCAGGACGTCGCTGATTGTTTGCGCGCGATGATCGCTGCGCCCGACGGCAAGACGCTGGTCGCCGGAGACTTTGTGTCGGTCGAGGCGATCGTGCTGGCATGGTTCGCCGACGAGACCTCCGTCCTCGACGTGTTCCGAGACGGCAAGGACCTCTACAAGCAACAGGCCTCCGGCATCTATCGCGTGCCCTACGCCAAGGTGTCGAAGGACCAACGCCAGATCGGCAAGGTCGCGTGTATCGCCGAAGGAGAGCTCGTGCTTACCGATCACGGGCTGATCCCCATCGAGCAAGTTCCGTGTTGCTCTAGGGTATGGGACGGCGTAGCGTGGGTCGCGCATGACGGACCCATCTACAAAGGAATACGCAATGTCATCGAGTACCAAGGGCTACGCGCGACACCGGATCACGCCGTCTGGAGTGAAGCAGGACGACAGGGAACTCTTGAGGGGCTCGCCGGGGCGGGCATTCGACTTGCACAAACCGGAGTGGGTCGGGTTGCAATTCGGCTGGGCGAGGGTGGTGAGCCCGCACTTGGAGAGGAAGAACGGCCGCCTTCTCCTCCGTGTGGTGTGTGTGGGCTGCCACGAAGAGAAACTGGTGGCGCACAACAACCTGCTTTCCGGCAAAACGAACGGCTGCCAAAATTGCTCGCAACCGAGGCGCCTCCCCAAGAAACTGGATCGACGACTGACGGCGGCAAAACAGCGCTGCAGCAACCCGGACAGCCCGGTGTGGGAGAGCTACGGGGGCCGAGGGATCGAATTTCGGTTCTCGTCGGTGCTGGAGGCAGGGCTTTGGATCATGTCAAACTTGGGCTGGTATCCAGAGCAGGAGCTCGACCGGATCGACAACGACGGCCACTACGAAGCAGGCAACTTGCGCTGGGCGACACGTGCGCAACAGAATTCAAACAAGCGGACGAGCAAGTTGCCCGAGGGGTGGAAATACAACCCGGAGCTGTGGCCCTACGCCGAGAACACGGTCAAACGGAAGTTGCGCGAGGGCAAGACCCAGCACGAGATACTGCGCGAAGCGGAGCGGGCGGTGCAGGAGAAGCGCAAAGGTTGGCGGAGCATAAGAGACAGGCTCGCGTCTATGACCTCTTGAATTGCGGCCCACGCCATCGGTTCACTGTGTCGGGGGTGCTCGTCCACAACTGCTTGGCGTTGGGCTATCAGGGGGCCTACGGTGCGTTCGTATCCATGGCCGCGGTCTACGGCATGGACGCGCTCGAAAAACATTTCGTGGAGGGCATCGTCAAGAGCTGGCGCGCGGCCAACCCGAAGATCGTGCAACTCTGGGAAGACACCGAGGAGACCGCATTCAAGGCGTGCAAGCGCCCCGGGAAGTGGTTCAGCATTGGCCGGTCCCCGAAGATGATGCACAAGCACGGCCACCTCTGGATGAAGCTGCCCTCTGGGCGCAATCTGTGTTTCCCCAAGGCACGCATCCGCGAGATCGAGAAGCCATGGGGCCGCGGCGACGCGATCGTGTATCAGGGCGAGAATTCCTACACCCGCAAAGTTGAGTGGCTGAGCACCTATGGCGGGAAGCTCGTCGAGAACCTCGTGCAGGCCACCGCCCGCGAGCTCCTGCTCAACGCCATGCACAACGTCACAGATTACGGGTTCGATATCGTGCTCCACGTGCACGACGAGATCTGCTGCTTGGTAGAAGAGCGCCGCATCAACGACGGGACACTTGATCGCTTTCTCGCGCTTCTGTGTAAGCTCCCCGACTGGGCCGAAGGCATGCCACTGCGCGCCGAAGGCTGGGTCGGCAAAAGATTTCGGAAGGATTAGAGGACGTAACCATGACGATATCGCGACGCAAGGTGAGCGCCAAAGGCTCGGCCAAGAATACTATCCGGGCAATACAGACAGAGTATGCCGGGCACTGGTTCCGATCCCGGCTCGAAGCCCGCTGGGCCATCTACCTCGACGCACTTGGTCTGACGTGGACCTACGAGGCCGAAGGCTACGCCATGACCTACAACGGCCAGCCGGTGAACTACCTCCCCGACTTCTGGGTCAAGGAATGGAAGTGCTTCATGGAGATAAAGGGCGGCATCCTGCGTGACGAAGACCGCCTCAAGGCCACCGCACTGGCCGCCATGACCAACAAAGAAACCCACGGTGTGCTCATGGCCGGCGGGATCCCAGAGATGTCGGACCCTCGTTCTCCTTTTGTTCTTTTTACGGGGGCTGCAGACGATCCGCAGAAAGTCGCTGTGATACCCAGCGATCAGGAGTTTAAGGGCCGCGGCCCGACGATCTCGCTCAAGGGCTGGCGGATCATTATCAACCCGGACATCGACGCGCCGGTAATCAAACACAAAGACCGCATGATGCAGGCACTCGACAAGGCTCGTCGCGCGCGGTTCGAACACGGGGAAAAAGGATAGATCATGGCCGACACGACAAAGACACTGCGCCGGCGATACGCCGATGCGCTGCTCGCCAAGGGGCTGCGGGCATTCCCGCTCAAGTCCAACAGCAAAATGCCCGCCCGGAAGGGCTGGCAAGAGCAAGCCGCGGCCCGGGATCCAGCGCCATGGGCCAACGGACGCGACCGCAACATCGGGGTGGCCACGGGTGGTCGGCTCATGGTTGTGGACATCGACATGAAGAACGACGTGGACGGCGAAGCCAACTGGGCAGCACTAGGGGTGCCCGAGAGCGCCTTTCAGGTGCGCACGCCCACGGGTGGCCGGCACATCTACTATTCGCTGCCGCGCGCATGGGCCGGGAAGGTCCGAAACTCGGCATCGAAGCTGGCGAAAGGCGTCGATGTGCGTGGCGAGGGCGGCTACGTGGCCGGGCCCGGGACAGAACTCGACGGCAAGATGTACGCGGTGATCAACAAAGGCGCGGCGATCGAGCGGGCGCCCAAGAAGCTGCTGGCCCTGCTCAAGAAGTCCCCGACGCGTGACGACCGGGAGCGGGAGCGGGAGAAAGAGAGCGGGGTCAAGCTCGACACGGAGGGGGCCGTTGCGCAGGCCGAAGACTATTTGTCGAACAATGCTCAGGAGAGCATCGAAGGCGCGGGCGGCAACGAGAACGCATTCGGTGTGGCTGCGCGGGTGCGCGATATGGGGATCTCCCGGGAGCGATGCGTGGATCTCATGCTCGGCGACTGGAATGAGCGCTGCTCGCCACCATGGGGCGCGAAGGAACTCGATGTCGTGGTGCGCAACGCGTATCGCTACGCCACCGGGAAGCTGGGGGGCGACACGCCCGAGGTCCAGTTCGCAGACGAGCCCGATAGCGCTGCGCCTGTTCGGCGCAAGCCCTCGCGCGTTGAGGCTATGAATGACCGCTACGCGCTGGTCTCGATCGGCGGCAAGCACGCCATCGTCGAAGAATATCTGGATGACAAGGGCCGGGAGCGGATCGAGACCTATTCGGAGCCCACCTTTCACCGCATGACGGTGGACCAGCGATACACAGACGACGACGGCAATGTGCACTATGTGTCAAAAGAGTGGATCATGTCCCCCACCCGGCGGACCTTCCGCGGGCTCACCTTCGACCCCTCGCAGGTCGGGGCCAGCAACGGGCGATACAATCTCTGGAAAGGGTTCCACTACGCGCCGCTGGCGGGGGTGGGCCAGAAGGCTGCCCGGAAGAAGTGTTCTCTATTTCTCGGCCATATTTTGGAGGTGGTGTGCGCTGGAGACCAGAAATCCTACGCGTGGCTGCTCAACCATTTCGCGCATCTGGCGCAGTACCCCGCACGAAAGCCAGAGACGGCGATCGTCGTCGTCGGCAAGAAAGGGGCCGGCAAGTCACTCATGTTCGACGTCATCGGCCAGCTGGTGCGCGACAACTACGTGATCACGGCAGACAAGCGCATGATGCTGGGGAACTTCAACTCACACATGGAAAACGTGCTGGCCTTCCAGTTCGAGGAAGCGTTCTGGGCAGGGGACAAGTCGGCCGAAGGGAAGCTCAAGCTCCTGATAACCGGCAAGCACCACATCATCGAGCGCAAGGGCTACGAGCCCTTCACGGTGCCCAACTTTGCCCGGATATATATCACGTCAAACGAGGGCTGGGTGGTGCCAGCGTCCACTGACGAGCGCCGGTTCACTGTGCTCGAATGCTCGGATGGGCGCATCGGCGACAAGGCCTATTTCAACGCGATCTATGCGCAGTTGGAAAGCGGGGGAGGGGAGGGCTATCGCGCGCTCATGACATACCTACTGGCGGTGAAGGTAGACAAGACGGCCGTGCACGTGCCGCTCGTCACAGCAGCGCTGTCCGAGCAGAAGGTGGCCTCTCTGGACCCGCACGCCCGGTGGATGATGTCGTCCCTGATCGAGGGCCAGTGGATGGAGCTCGAAGGGCGTGGGAATTTCCATGATCGCGATGACGCCGGGTTCGGGGGACGGGTCGGGGTGCACGAGCTTTATGAAGCGTATCGGCGGTTCGCGAACGACCTTGGTTTCCGATACCCGGGAGACGTCAGCGCGTTCGGCAGTCAAATGAAAACCATCTTCGGGAAGCACTTGATGCGGAAGCGTTCGACGGTCGGGGGCACGCGTCGGGTGTACTATTATGTGATCCCAGACCTCGAAAAAACCCGAAAAATTTTCGAAGAGTGGTTCGGATCGGAGATAAATTGGGACGAATAAGTTGGAATTCGAACTTATTTTGGAGAAAAAGTTCTGGAAAAGGGTTTTCCGGAACTTTTTTTTTGGCCCAAATAAGTTGGGATTTGAACTTATTTTGGCCAAAAAATCTTTTTTTTTGGGGGTGCCGGCCGCGAACTCTCTGAAGAGGGGGCAGCGGCGTCTTCGGGTTTCGTTTGTTTTCAAGGGGTTGCCCACTTAACCCTATTCCCCCCACGGCTGAGTTGCTGTGTTTTTATACGGGCCACGGTTTGGAATAATTATTCTTTTATAGCTGTGTCTCCTATACTTATTATTTCTTTAAGGAAGAGAGGGTAAATAGGGCAGCTCACTGAAAACAAACGAAAAAAAAATGCCCCCTTAGAAAAATCCAAGGGGGCACAAGGGGGCAGGCTCGATCGCTGGTCAGATCAGCCATTGGGACAGGAAGAAGCTCGTGGCGGCGATCATCGCGAAGGCTGTGACCCCGGTCAGCAGGCCGCCCCACCAGTAGTCTTTCGGGGAGAGGCTGTCGGGATGCGTGATCGGCGCCCCGAGCATGGACGTGACCCGCACGATCGGTCCGGGCCGGGCAATGTTTGTGGGCGGCGCCGCCCCAACCGTAGTCATCTCTCGCGCTGTGCGCCGGAACAGTGTTCGGGGCACGCCTTCCTCGCGGAGCAGGTCTTCCATCTCCCGGACGGCTTCGAGAGCTTGTATGACCACGAGTTTGTCGTGGTCGGGTATTTTGTCGGGGTGCGGACAAGGGTTGCGCAGGGCCCAGTTCACGATGCGCAGGGGCACTCCTTCTTTGGGGAGCGTGTTGAGCAGGTGACGGCATCCGTCTTGGGCTTTTTCGATCTGGGTCGTTCCGGACATCAGGCGTCTCCATTGGGGCGGTAGTTTTCGAGGAAGGCGAGGACATCGTTCATCCGTTGCCGGACTTCTTCGGCGGGGGTTGAGGCTGTCGGCTGAACTGCGTCGAGTATGAGCTCCAGAAATAGTCGGCTCTGGGATGCTTTGGACCGGAAGGTGTGCTCGCACAGGGTGTTCAACCCCGTCATGTACGCGCCGGTCAGCGGCACGCCCACGAGCTTGGTGTCACGTTCGGACATGTTGGGTTTCTCCATTGGTTGGAAAATATTGGGAGCAGCAGGATTGCTGCCCCCGGATCACATAGCGCGGCGGGGTGTTACAGCACCCCCTCGCTGATCAGGAGCTTGGCCAGAGAGGCCCGGTTGTCGCCGGTGTAGCGGCGCCCGGTGTCGCGATCCATGTAGTGCCAGCCGGCGGGATCGCTGTATTTGACGGCTCCGATCGCCTCGTTGAGACGCGCATCGTCCTGCGGCTTTTGCGGGTTCTTCTTCGGGAGCCAGCCTTCTTCCATTGCGGTGTTGAGTAGTGCGCTGAGCACGGTTCGTTCGAGGTTGGATTTCTCGGCCCCGCTGGATCGGATCGCGACCTCGTGCAGGGTGGCCAGCCGGTTGGCGCGGATGCGTTCCATCTGCGTGACGGATTTGTCGTCGTAGCTATCGCGCAACATGAAGCGCTCGCCCGGCCGTCTGATCAGCGCGTCACAGGCCGCCACGATCTCTTCGCCAAGGTTCAAGACCACATACGGGCGGGTCTTTTTTGGATCCATAAGGTCAGGGTTGTAGTGCGCGGCCCAGCGCAAGCGGGACAGGGCGAAGACGTCGTCCCCGTATCCGCCGGCCCGATCGGCCATATTGTCGTAATTGTCCCGGATGACCTTGATAGCCCCCATGTCGCCGACGTCTTCCAGCTTGGCGACGAGCGCGGATTTCTTGAAGGCGCCGATGAAAAGGGTGTTGGCGAAGGTGCGGATGTTTTTTACAGGGCTCCCGCTGTTTTCGTCGGCGACCCAGAGGGCCAGCTCTTTGATCAGGAAGGCGGCCTGCTTTTTCGATACAGACACATAGTGCTCGCCGGCGGTCAGCTGCATTCGCAGTCGGGAGCCGTCGTCGGGGTGCAGCTGCGATCCGCAGTATTGCGTCAGGGAGATAGTTTTGTCGGCGGAGGTTTGGGGTGGCACGCTTGGATAATCTGTGGACATGGCTTTGTCTTTCTCTGTTGGCTGGAAAATATTGGGAGCAGCAGGATTGCTGCCCCCTGTACCGTTGGGAACTACGTGTTGAATTGAACCGACACGATCTCTCCGAAGGGAGGGTCTCCCGAGATGAATGCCCCGGTGCTGGCCCAGATGACCGGGCAGTCAGGTTGCGCGGGCCAGTTGAAGTCGCCGCCATCCGTGAACACGATGATGACGTCGAAGTCGTCGAGCAGACCGAGCTCGGCAGCTTTCCGGAAAGGTGCCCGGAAGTCGGTGCCGCCCCGGCGCTTGCGCTTGAGCTCGGGCATGTCGCCCCGGTCCAGCACTTCGGGCTCAGAGGCCTTCGTGTCGAACTGTATCAACGTCATGCACTCCGGCTGGAGCTCCTCGCAGATGTCCATTGTATCGGCCATCGCTTGGTTGAACTCGGCCGCACTCATGGAGCCCGACGCGTCGGTGAACACCGCCACATGGCCCAGACCTTCAAGGTACACAGACGGCATCAGGATCGGGCCGGACAAGTGCATCCGGTTGGGCCGATCGAAGGTGTAGTCGGAGGGCACGTAGTCAACCAGCAGGTCGCGCAACACGTCTTTCCAGTCCTGCGAGGGGCCGCCGTCGCCTGTCACGCTCTCTACAATGCCGTAGGGAGCGTCACCACGGCCCTTTGAGGTCATTTCGGCCATAACCACGGCCTGAGTGATCTCAAGCTCCTCCTCGGCCTTCTCTGTGGACGTGGCGGCGCCTCC